TGGCGGCATCCCATGCCCTTGCACGCTTTTCTTTTAACTCTAAGATTTTGCTCATAATAAAATCCTCCTTAATGTTTTAAGAGACTGAGTCTCTTATCTAACTGATTGATTGGTATCATGGTTTCCGGCTTATCCCCGGATACCTTTAACAAGAACGAATCGTTCACGGCACGTCTGGAAAACATCACGGAATCTGCCTTTAACGTCAGCTTCTTTTCTGCTTCCTCATCCTTGCCTTCTTCCTTCCCCTCACTCGGTTTAGGTTCGGCTTCTTCGTCCTCTTCTGCCTTTGCCTGTGTTTCCCCTTCGAAGAGGATTTTGTCAGCAAAGCCAAGTTCCACGGCTTTCTTGGCATTGAACCAAGTTTCGTCATCCATCATCTTGGATAACTTGCTTCTCTTAAGTCCCGTCTTATCCTCGTAGGCATTTAAGATACTCTCCTTTACTTCATTCAGCATTCCGATTGCCCTCTCCATCTCCTTGGCATTGCCAATGGCAAGGGTAGCCGGATTGTGAATCATCATCATTGCTACCGGAGACATAAGGACCGTATCTCCTGCTACCGCAATCACAGATGCTGCCGAAGCTGCCAAACCGTCAATCTTAACGGTTACGCTTCCTTTGTAATCACGGAGCATATTGTAGATTTGTGCCGCCGCAAACACATCTCCACCGGGCGAGTTAATCCATACCGTGATGTCCCCTTCCCGGGAGTTCAGTTCGTCCTTAAACAACTTAGGTGTCACTTCATCTCCGTACCAAGTTTCATCTGAAATCTCGCCATTTAAAAAGAGGGTACGGCCAATGCCTCCCTCATTCTTAACCCAATTCCAAAACTTGCGTTTCATCGTTTACCTCGCTTTCTGTTTTCCTGCTTTGGTTGCTCCTCAGACTCCGGTGTCTTTCCTGCAAATACTCCTGCATCGGATAACTTACACATCGCACCGTTAATCAGATAGAGGTTACCGCCCTCTTCATCAGAAATAGGATTTAAGTTTTCCATCTCTCTGATATCGTTGGTCGAAAACCAACCATTCTGTCTTCCGGTAGCGTATCCGTTCATTCGGGACTCATAGTCCCCACGGAGCAATCCGTCCACATTGAACTTAATAAAATACTTGCCTTTCTCTCCCGGCAAAAGGAGTGCTTTCTGAAGAGCCTGTTCCCACCTGATTACCCACGGGTCCAGTGTGTATTTCACAAACTCCAAAGACTGCTGCTCAATATTACTGAAACTGCTCTTCTCCAAATCTCCGACCATGTGTGGCGGTATCCGGTATAATCTTGCAATCTCATTGATTTGGAACTTCCTCGTTTCCAAGAACTGTGCCTCTTCCGGCGGTATTCCTATCTGATGGTATTTCATGCCTTCTTCAAGAACCGCCACCTTATGGGCATTGGTAACCCCTTTATAAACGGAGTTCCAAGATTCCCTTACCTTGGACGGGTCTTTTAAGACACCGGGATGTTCAAGTACACCGCCGGGATTCGCACCGTTGGCAAAGAAACTGGCACCGTATTCCTCACAAGCGAGCGTCATGCCCACGGCATTCTTTGCCATGGCAATGGGCGAGTATCCCACAAGACCGTCAAATCCAAGTCCCGGAATATGAAGCACCTCATCACTGCGGAGTGTAATATCTCCCATGGTTTTGAAGTTGGGGTTTTCATCGCTCTGCCTTGAATAGGTGTACACAAGATTGCCTTTTGCATCCCGGTCTACATCCATCTGATTCGGAAGAAGCGGATATAATCCGACCACTCTTCCGGCACCGTCCCTTATAATCTGTGCATATGCATTTCCCCAAATTAAAAGATGACTCATCAGTGTTTCCCTAAACACAAATGAAGTCATCTCCGGGTTCGGCTCATCATGGAGCAGTGAATATAACGGATGGTCATGCACAAGTTCTTTCCCACCATCGTCTCTATAGGCATATACATGAAGAGGCAGGGAAGCCACCGCTTCTGCCAAGATTCTCACACAGGAATAAACCGCTGTGGTCTGCATGGCTGTTCGTTCATTTACGGGTTTTCCACTTGTGGTTCTTCCGAACATAAATGAATAACCGCTGCCTACCGTATTTGTGGGTTTATCTCTTGCCTGTTTGAGACCTAATATTTCTCTGATTCCCATCTGCTATCCCTCCAATGTCTGATTGATTGCTTCCCGTATAAGAAGGAAGCCTATTAAACTAAGTGTAAGCATATAAACCTCCGTTCCGGGCATGAAAAAAGCACCTCCGAAGAAGTGCTGATTTCTTATTTCCCTGTATATCGAATTGCCTTTACTTTTAACTCATTTTCATTACCGCTTATCTTAATATGGTCGGTGTAAATATTCAGTTTCCAATGATTACCCTCATTCGAGTTATTCCTCATGCACTCTGCCGTAAGGTATGGCTTTAAATCCTCCCAATTTACCATGGTAAGCATTCTGCCCTCAAGTCTGAAGATAACCATCGCATTATCACACGAATCCAACAGTTCATACTGAACCGAAGTAATATCCGTCCAATAGAATCCCTGCGGATGCAACTTGGACTGCGGAGTACACATCACAATTCTTTCTCCGTTTTCCAATCTGCTCTCAAACATTATCTTCTTTCCGGGAATTAACTGATATTCACATCCTGCTGCCCCTGAAGCAACTTCCAAAACCTCTGCAATCGTTACATATTCTGCCATAAAAAATGACCTCCTTCTCTTAAGTTTAGGTCAGTATAGCACATAAATGCGTGGGTGTATTTAGCAGAGCAAAACTGCCGAAAGCTGCTAACCATACCCGGTTAGAAGTAATGTTTGACACACTACGGTAAAACATGGTTGCATCAGAAAACAAGAATGCCTCGGTCATCATAAACACTGCCTTCGTTCCCCTGATTACGGATGGCTCTGTCCAGTGCCATAACGGTTGCTACGGCAGCATCGATTTTCTCCGTGGACTTTTCCTTATCCATTTTGATGTTTCCTGCCGGGTCCTGTCTGACATACACGTTATCCATCATCCACCGAAGCACCTTGTGACCGCCATGTGCGATACGCTCCTCAAGGGTAAGCTTCATAAGTTCCTTGGTCGGTGGACTCATATCCTTATAACCCTGACCGAAAGGCACGACCGTAAATCCCATACCTTCCAAATCCTGAACCATCTGTGTTGCCCCCCAACGGTCAAATGCGATTTCTTTGATATGGTATTTCTCCCCAAGTTCCTCGATGAACTTTTCAATAAATCCGTAATGGATGACATTCCCTTCCGTGGTTTCCAAGCATCCTTCTGCTGCCCACACATCGTATGGAACATGGTCTCTTCTTACACGAAGCCTCATGTTATCTTCCGGTATCCAACAATAAGGAAGAATGATGTATTTCTCTGTATCGTTCCTCGGTGGGAACACAAGCACAAAAGCCGTAATATCCGATGTACTTGAAAGGTCAAGACCGCCATAGCATTCCCTTCCGATAAGTTCCTCTTCGTCAATCGGAAACGCACACGCATCCCACTTATCCATCTGCATCCAACGGGTGGACTGCTTTACCCATTGATTCAGACGAAGCTGTCGGAAGATATTTTCTTCTGCAGCATTCTCTCTTGCACTGATATAGGCATTTCTTACCTTTTCAATATCAATGGTCTCTCCTAGAGATGGATTTGCTTTGTACCAAGTAGCCTCACTCGTCCAGTCATCCTCATCGGATGCACCGTAAATGACCGGATAAAAAGTGGGGTCTATTTTTCTACCCTCCAAAATATCCACTGCCTTTTGATGCTGTTCAAAACAGATGGAATTTCTGTCGTTCCCGGCTGTGGTAATCAGGAAATACAGAGGCTGTGTTCTCGCATCACCGGAACCCTTTGTCATAACATCAAAAAGTTCACGATTCGGCTGAGCGTGTAACTCGTCAAATATAACCGCATGAACATTCAGACCGTGTTTGGTGTATGCTTCAGCTGACAACACCTGATAGAAACTGTTGGTCGGCTTATACACCAGACGTTTTACTGACATAACGGGTTTAATCCTTTTCTTAAGTGCCGGGCATTGGTCTACCATATCCACTGCCACATCAAATACGATGGATGCCTGTTGGCGGTCGGAAGCACAACCATATACTTCCGCTCCCCATTCTCCGTCACCACAAGTCATATATAATGCAATGGCAGCCGCCAATTCCGACTTACCATTTTTCTTCGGGATTTCACAGTAGCAAGTATTGTACTGACGGTATCCGTTTTCCTTAACCGTTCCGAAAAGGGTACGGATAATCTCATCCTGCCAACCGAGAAGTTCAAACGGAACACCTCGCCACTTACCCTTGGTGTGCTTCAGACAGTTTATGAAATTAACCGCATGATCTGCCTTTGTCACATCAAACATTATTTGCCTCCTCCCTTAAGCAGAAGAAGTTCCATTTCATCACTTTCCTTATCCTCTCCCGCATCCGAAACAATCCTGCTTCGTGCTGACGGGGTAAGACCGAACTGCTCACAAAACTTATTCATAATCTTAAGGTAGGTCTGGGCAATAGATACCTGCGGTACCTGCTGCCAATAACCACTCGGAGTTTTTACGATTGTTCCATGCTGTGTGATAAATTCCTCTGCTTCTTTCCAACGTGCGTATGCCTGACAATATCCTGCAAAAGCAGCCATATCGATTTCCGTTAGGATACCGAGTTGCTCCAACTGCTTACTCATACGCTTCCATTCCTTCTTTGCTTCCTCTTCAAGCCATGAAGGACAACGGGGAGCCTTCTTTTCCGGCTTTGGTTCGGCCGTGTTAAGGCTACGCTTGCCCGGATTGCCCTCAAGCACCTTGATTGCCGTTGGCTTCGGTTTTCTTCCTCTCTGCGCCATTGTCCTCACCTCCGTTTCATGGCAACAAAAAAAGGACTCCCGTGGGAATCCCTTATCGTGTAAATCTTAGTTATATTCGTTCAGTAAAATGCATAATGCCAACTTGGTTGCTTCGTCTTTCGGCTCTACATCCCAACCTCTGTCGTAATTGCAGGTCGTAACTCCGCCCTTCTGAATCATCAGCTTTGAAATTCTGCCGCCGTTGATTCCGTACTCGCTGGGTTCGTCATACACCTTTGCCCAATAATGGCAAATGTCCTCCACCTTACCGTCTTTCATATTTCCGATTGAGCCTTCTTTAAACATAATGTACATCCTCCTTTTCTTTTGGTAGGTACATATTCGCTCTAAA